ATTCTGACAACTGGGACGCAAGACGACACGTTCCAGAGGGTGAAGTGGTTATTGGCAGGTCTATCTACACTCAAGATGATGAGGGTAATAAGGCTTGGCTGAAGACCAGAAGGACTATGACCGAAGCAGAGCGAGACAAAGCTCTGCAAGGTTTTGTTGAGGGTCTAATTAAAGGTCTTCCTCAGTATAAGCCAAAGGCTAAGCCAAAGCAGAAGAAGTTTGCAGACGAATTATTACCTACTATCGTAATAGGTGACGCACACTTTGGTATGAGGGCTGATGCTCGTGAGACGAAAGAGCAGGACTACGATACTAAGATAGCAGCTAAGTCTCATCTTGATGCTATAGACTACTTAACAAGTGTATCTACGCCTTCTGAGCATTCCCTGTTAGTAAACGTGGGCGATTTTATACACGCTAACGGCTCGGCAGGAACTACCTTTGGTGGAACTCGATTAGACGTAGATACTAGAATCGAGGTGGTATTAGAAACAGCAGCGCAGACCTTTATCTTCGCTATTGAGAAGATGCTATCAAAGCATAAGAACGTCAGTGTAATTATGGCTCGTGGTAATCACGACTCAGATACAGCTATTGCTTTAGCGATGATATTGAAGTTCTACTATTCAAAAGAGCCAAGGGTGAATATCTTAGACCCTCATGGGTTTTTTCACACATTGCAATTTGGAGCTACTTTGATTGCTGTTCATCACGGTGACAAAGTTAAAGCAAATAAACTGGCAGCTATCTTACCAAGAATGCTACCAGATCAATGGTCGTCTACTAACTACAGAAAATGGTTGGTCGGACATATCCATCATCAGAACGCGATAGAGACGGATAATGGTGTTTTCGTGGAATCGTTCGGGACGTTGGCTTTTCCAGACTCCTACCACGCAAGTCATGGCTATTCAGCATCGAGTGTTATGACGCAGATTACATTTCACCGTGACGGAGGAGAGGCGCTACGTCACGTTTACCAAATCAGAGCTACTCGTAAAGCTCCTGACCTGACGTTATAGGTATGAAAATGGAAGACAGATTACACCGAGTAGAAGCTAAAATTGATAAGCTACAGGAGGCAGTCATTTCTCTAGCTAGAGTAGAAGAGCAGTTAGTGACTGTGTTTAATCGTCAGTCTTCTATTGAGTCTAAGGTAAATGGTTTAGATGACAAGGTAGACCGCCTGTCTGAAAGCGTGATACAAGGTAGGTCAGCAGAAAGAATCGTATGGCTAGTCGTCGCTGCCGCGATTGGAGCTGCATTTAGATACCTGGGGTAATTATGGACTTATTAAAGTTTCCTGAAGCAGTAGATATGACCGAAGAGGCTATGGAGGCTCTAGGCGAATGGGTTGATCTATATACAGAGAAAGGTTTAAGTCACGTTGCTGTTATTGGTTTGCTAGAAATATACAAGACATCCCTAGCGTATAACTTACTGGAAGACGAATATGAAATTGAGTAAGTACAGATCGTTATATCTTCTATTGAAGAAAGGCAGGTCAGTCTCAGACCCAGCTAAGTGGAAGGCGCGTCAAATTACTGCGACAATGCTTACTGGCGCTATATGGGCTGCGATACAGGCAGCAGGAGCGTATGGCTATGATTTGCCAGTGGACGAAGAGACTGTTAATGGTGTGGCTGTTGGCGTTCTTGCTGTCGTCAATTGGGTGCTCACACTATCAACATCTGAGAAGGTCGGGCTGTAGTTTGGGCGTTAAGCCTGTAATAGTTAATCCTCACTGGGTTCATTCAGTCCCTAATATCTATGGCGTAGAGGCCATTCTTTTAACTGCGGAGTGTAAACTATGAGTTTGTTTGAATACTTAGGTTGGATTAAGCGTCTCTGGACTATGGTAGTAGAGATAGTAAAGCTGATCGAGGAGACTATCCCTGATGATGGAGCTGGCAAAGAGAAGCTGGCAGCGTTCGATGTCATGCTTAAAGCTGCTATTGAGAAAGCTGACGATATTGATGCTTCATTTGATAAGCTACAGCCTGTTGCTCATGATATTGTTGCTACTGTCGTTACTTTGTTTAATACCGTTGGCATTTTCAAAAGAAGCTGATGGATAAGCTCAGGGCTATGTTGGTGCGTCAGGAAGGCTGGCGCAATCACCCATACGAAGACTCTATGGGCGTTCTAAGCATCGGTGTAGGGCGTAACCTAGACGACAGAGGACTCTCTGACTCTGAGGTTATGTTTTTGTTAGAGAATGACATAGCCTTGTCCCAGACAGAGTTGTCTAGGACGTTTGAATGGTTCGGGTTCTTGAATGAGGCCAGACAAGATGCGTTGGTCTCGATGCATTACAATCTTGGTCTGACGACTCTGCTGAAGTTTAAGAGGACGTTAAAATGCCTTTCAGAAGGCGATTTCCTCAACGCAAGCGAAGAGATGCTAGACTCAAAATGGGCTGACCAAGTTGGTGATAGAGCTGTAGAGTTATCTGACATGATTCGTACAGGCAAATACCCTAAAGACAAACCTTCTCCATCTTCTTAAGCTCCTGCTCAATCAAGAACTCGCAGAATTGTTTGATTTTGCGTAGATCGTTTACCCCGCCTTTTTCTCTCCATCGAGAAATGTACTTCACGATACAGCCTTCGCAGAAATCCAAGTTATTCGCTTGGATGTATTCTATGGGCTGAATCTTCATGCTTTTGTAATGATCGCCAGCTACTTGGTAGTCAGTTGATTTCATTTCGTGATACCTGCTTGTTTGTCTAAGATAGACATTGGTTTTAATTTGTCATGGCTTATAAAGTGGTTGATTACGCCTTTTCCGAAGTCTTTAGGCGGCACTTTTTCTATAACCTTGCCCCATTCCCATCCTACTGGCGTGTACTCTTTGCCATCAAAGTAATACATGACGTATATGTCGGCTTTTACTTTGCCTTTTTCTACAAGTAGATTGCCTAGCGTTTTGGTGGTCTTGATATCTACAGTAAAGTTAAGAGGAATTGTAAAGTCATAGCCAGAGTCGCCTCCAGGTATAGGGTCTAGATTCATGCGTAGACCGTAGCGTAAAGCAAATAACATCTCACCCATAAAGCCAATATGATCGCTACCGTCCACTAAAAGCCTTTGCGATGGCGAGCCGTTCTGCATCTCGGTTCTTTTGTTACCGAGCGTCTTGGCTAGGTCATCTATATTCATACGCCTATCCTGTTTTCGTGGGACTTAATCAGTTCCTGATATTCTTTTAAGATGTCCTCGTACTCTGGCAGTGTCATTTTTTTGACGGTGTTAGGCGCGTTAAGCATCTCATCCACATAGTCTTTGCCGTAGTAGTCGTACATCCACATAGTGTATTGCTGCGCTGCTTTGCCCTTGGACATACCGTACATATTACAGCCCGCGCATTGAGGGTGGATATTGGTCAGATCGAGGGCGAATCTATTACCGCCACCTTTACCTTTTGGGATGAAGTGACCTCCATGCATACCGTCTCGGTAGTGTTTTACTACTCCGCAGGACACGCACTGTACATACCCGTCTTCGTCCGCAGCGGCTATCCTAGCTAACAACTGGGCAGCGACTAGACACTTTGCTCTGACCTTAGCCAGACTCATCTGTAGAACCTACCTGTCATTAGGCAGTCAATGACTTTGATGGCTCGTTTTTGAGTCTTGCTGTCCATTTGCTTTAACCTAGCTTTAAGTAACTCAATAGAAAATCGAGCCTTGGTTACTGGGTAATGCTTTTCAATGAATGTAATATCTTGAGGCTTTTCCCACCTTACCTCAGTTGGAGCGCGTGTCTCGCTGTAGCTTCCTTCGATCTCCATTGCTCAAACCTCATGTTAATTACTTGAATTTTATGCCTAAGCAGGACGGCTCTTTCAATCGCTACTCTGAGACCGTCAAGCAGTTCTAAATACTCAGGGTGAGAGTAAGCGTATCTCTCCTGCTTGGCAATCGGCATCGATGGGTTTGTCCTCTCGGCCTCAGCCATCAGTATAGCCTTTTTAGACTTACGAAACTCCATAAGATACAAGCGACTAGCCTCAGCCTCTGCGTATTCTTGCGTGACTTTTTCAAGCTCTGCGAGCGTACTTCCTGATCTCGAATTGGTTTCTGACATACAGTTCTACCCTTTCTCTATAATGGGAAGGTACAAGTGCTAGAGCTGCTCTTCTCTCCTCCAAGGTCGTCAGCTTCAATATCTCTGAAGCGTAATGGCGGGGGCGCTTGGCATATCTCGAGTACTCGTTCATTGGTTCGCTCTTCTTGAGGGATAACACCAAAGCCTTCTGGCGCGTCGTAAATAACATAATTCATATTATCTACACTAGCGCACCAAGAAGCCTCTTCGATAGCGTCCATAATCTGTTTGAATATCATTTCATCCCCAAGGCTATGAACTCTAGCTCGTCATATTTAAGCTCTTTGCAGACCTTTGTAATTAATTCAGCATTACCATTCTTCAGGTAGCGCCATCGATTAACTTGCTGCGGAAACACGCCGAAGCGTTCAGCCAGTTCAACTGACCTCACGCCACGGATTGCTTGGGCTTCTCTAAGTGATTTACCGAAGTCCATGATTACTCCTAAAAAGGTAGATCATCTAAATCAATATCAGACACTGGGGCTGCTTGCTGAGTTGGCGCTTCATCTTTTGGCTTGAAAGACAAGCTAACGATTGGCTTGTTGCCTTCGCCTTTAGATGTCCACGCAGATACCCAGTATTGCTTGCCGTCTACTTCAGCAGCGCCACTTAGCTGAGGGTGTTTATCAGTGGTGCGTTTGTCGTTCTTCCACAGACCACCACGGTTATTATTATCGTAATTCATATCTTGCTCCTTAGTATTTGAGTTTGCTCTTTAATGATGTCGGCGGTTTCTATAAGTAGAGGTAACGCCAGGTCTAGCAGTTTTTCGTCCCGTTTCACTTCGATCAAGAACGGCGGTAGGTCAGGGTGGAAACTTAAAAACCACATTGACTCTAGTTCTAGGACTAGCATCTGTCCTTGAATCTGTTGAATGTAGGTCGTCGGCATCTTACCTGCCCTGAGATAACCTACATGGGTTGAAGCGTTCGGGCATTTCATTTCTATAGCGGTATCATCCCAGACACCATCTGGACTACAGCCTATCTCATGGTCGTCTAGCTTAACTAAGCCAGTTTCAGCTATATCAACGTCCAATAGCATTTCTGCCATTGCCCTTGCTTGGGGTTCGAGGTCGTTTCCTCTCTGCATAGCTTCGGACTTAAAGCTATCCACTGGATGACCCATAAGATTCTCTGCGATAGCTTGGTTTACAAGCGCGTCACGACTCGTAGACAGCTTTCCCGCAGTGGTGAATACCTTTGAAAAGTTAGACGCTGTAACAACGCCACAGCGAGCTTGAAGCCACTCCTCTGAGCCTTGCTGTAGTAGTTTAAGTTCCCTCATTTTGTCTCCTTGCGCTTCTTCTCAAGGATAGTCACGGCGTTCTTAAACTGCGAAACAGTCATCTTCTCTATAGCATCTACGTCATACGCCTTTAAGAAACGGGTTTCGTCCGTTTGAGTCAGCTCAAGCATCGCTCTAACTGAGTGACATTGCTCTTTACTGATAACAACCTCAGCCTGTTTGGTTACAGTGTTTCCGTCATCGTCTTCTGCGCTAACTCCGAGGGCGCTCTGAAGGCTGAAGCGACGACAGTACGTCACGATTGAACCGTAGGTGTGTGGGTCATGCTTTGGGGCAGGGATAGAAAAACTAGACTCTATCCATTGACCTGATGAATGCATGATTCTGGTGGTGACTCCTACAGAGTCCTTACGGCTAAAAGGCAACTGGATATAGCTTAAACCGTTATTAGACATCGGCTCTTTTACGGCAGCTATTACTGATGCTAGGTCAGCGTAACTGGATTTGAGATAGTCGTTCTTAGCGCCTTTTATAGCGCCACCCATCTCGCCTTGGGCTTTGGCTAGTGCCGTAGCTAATTCGTTGATTTCATTAGATGTGTGCATATAAAGCTCCTTTGTGAAAGTAAATCGTAAACGATTATCGTTGTTCAATCAAGCAAAAAAGAAGCCCGAGTTTCACAACAGGGGCTTGCAATGTTCCACAAGGGGCTTTACTATTAGAGCGTCGGTGGGTTAGCAGCCCTTAATTCCGACTGAGATAGGAAAGTAGGAAACCCGACAAGGGATATTCTACACTACATATAGCGTTCTGCAATATGTTTTCCTCTACCAGTTGTACCGACCGTGTGGTAAAGCCTGACGTACTCTGGCTCATGGCAAGCTGCGCCTTAAACTCAGCCCCAGAAATGGGAGGTCGAACCGACAAAATGTCCTGCTCTGTCCAACCCATGACAACAGGCAACCGCAAACTCGAATCACAGTCGGCAAGATATATATGCAATCGTGACCCTGGTTATTGCCAGCGGGGGACAGACTCACCGAGAGGGTGGGCTGCATCATGAGTACCAAGGCTACGGCCTTTCGCCACGGCGAGCGTCAGCATTTCACTAGCATAGGGTGGGGTGTTTGCGGGGGAAAATGGGTAGTGCCGTCTGCAATTTGTTGCAAATAAATAAAAGCGAGTAAAAACAATGACTAACGATTTATCTGAGAAACCCTGCTCCTGCGGTGACGTAATGACTGAAGTGATAGGCTTTCATGAGCGAGAAACTGACGAAAAAATGGTGATGTACCGAGTGTGTTGGTACTGCCCAGAGTGTCACGCTATAGATAAGGCTATAGGTCGAGAAACCTATATTGAAATACATTGATACCAATTAACAACGAAAAGTGTTGATTTCTTGGTTATGAAGGAGCAGTATAATTCCAACATTAACCAAAACCAAAGGAAAACAACATGAATCAATACACTAAAAACATTGCATCTCTTTTGAATATCACTCTTGAAGAAGCAGGAAGAGTCCAAGATCAAATGGAACGAAACGGAGTTGATTTCTCTGAATGCTCTACGCGCACATTCAACAAAGAAGCGAGATTGGCTGCCAAAGAAATATCATCACTTCGTTTAACTACAGAGCAAATGATATCAATTCTCAAGAACGGAACAATCAAAGAGTGTTCTGAAGAGCATAAGCGTCAAGTCATGGATTTTGCTTTTGGCGAAGAGTTCATGGAAAGCGAAGACAAAGGCACTATAAAGGAAGAATTTGTTGCGATTGAAGATAGTTCACCGCTCTTTCGAGTTGATTGGGTAGATGGTTATGGTGATGTAAAGCCTCAAAACATCACGCTTAAAGCTATTGCTTTTAGTGAGGATTGGGAAGACTTGTCTGATTCAGATTTAGATACACTGAAATCGCTAAACGCAAATGAATCATATTTACTGCAAGAGCCAACGAACTCAGTTCTATTTACTCGTTTAATTTAAGGGCTTTTCATAATGAAAGAATTACTAGGAATAATCGCTCTTATAACGGCTTTGTTGTTTGTCGGAAATTTTGACCGTGAAGACGCAGAAAGAGACGAATCTATTTATTGCGAAATGGTAGCTATTTGGCAGAACGACCCACGACCTGAGATAGACCGCGCAGGTTGGCCTCCATACAAAGACATCAAGTGCGAGGAATAAGCATGAACAGAGACCCTGTAGATGTAGATTTAGACCGTTATCTAGATTCAATCGACCCTGATTATGTCAGTCCTGAAGATAGAGAGCGTGATCGTCAAGAGTATTTAGCAGATCAGGAGGACTACGATAGTGTTTGGGATTGAGCGCAAAGGGCAAAGGATAGGCTTTGCCACAAGCAATATGTCTGTCGCAGTTACTCAGTTGCAGCAGTATATTGAAGACCACATCAAGAGCGAAGCAGGTCAGCTTCAGCTTAGGCTTTGGAATGAAACCAAGAAGACCATCTTATTCTCTGAGGCAGAAGCAATAGCGCGAGAGAATCTTGAAGAGCAATTAAAAATAGTGGAGTTCGCATGAGTACAGTAGGTAAGCGATGTGAGTTCTGCGACAAGTGGATGAACCATAGTCGTAAGGAAATAATCTTCTGCGATAAATGTATGGCTCTGCTTCGTTTGTATAAGAAGAATTGGAAGGCTTATAAAAATAATGAACTACTACAACGAGTGGGATAGCTTTGCAGCCGAATGGCTAAAGCAACTAATCAAAGACGGTCTTATCCCTGATGGTGAGGTCGATTCAAGGAGCATCGCAGATGTCGAGCCATCAGACCTCAAGGGATTTACTCAGTGTCACTTCTTCGCAGGAATCGGCGGTTGGTCAAGAGCATTACAGCTCGCAGGATGGAGTCCAACTCGACCTGTTTGGACAGGAAGTCCTCCCTGTCAGTCTTTCTCAACAGCAGGGAAAGGAAAAGGGAAAGATGATGAGCGACACCTCTGGCCTGTCTTCTTTAATCTCATCCGAGAGTGCCAACCTCCAACAGTCTTTGGCGAACAGGTTGCGGCAGCTATCAGACATGGATGGCTCGATGATTTACAAAACGACTTTGAAGCAGAAGGCTACGCCTCAGCAGCGGTTGTATTACCA